GAAGTTCCAGATGAGACCAATGTCTCAAATCTTAACAACCTTGCGGATGCGGTTGAGAGCGCCATCCAAGACTCAGTAGGACCCACGGCGGACTTGACTTTGGGCGGTCTGGTGCAAGAGTGCTGGATCACGCACCGCACCTTGACAATCACAGGCTCATCGTCGCAACGTCAGAGCAAACAGAACTTCGGCGTAGAAATCGTACTGCCGCATTCGAGGTGACAAATGTTCTACGAAGACTCCAGAATGGGAATGGCGAAGTCGGCAACTCCTAACCCATACAACAATCACGGCGTGGGCTGCACTTGTGTTCTATGCGGCCAGACGCGCGGACTGGCAATGGCAAAGCGGGACGCCGGTGCCAGCGAAGAGAAGATGCACCTGGCCATTGCCCATGGTCTGCACCACTCGCAGATGAAGGGCGAACATGAGCGCAAGGCCTACGGCTGGGGAGGCGTTCAGGATATACAGGCACCGCCCGAACTCACTGTCGAGCAGAAGGCCAAACATCTGGAGGCCGCAGCCGCTCATGGACAGGCTCAGGACCATTATCGGCAAGCTGCCAACTCCTACCGTGACAACCTCCCCAAGGGCGCGGCTGAGCATCAGAAGTTGGCAGAGGAAGCGGCGGCGCGAGCCGAGAAACTGAGCGCAAAGGCGAACACGTAAATGAGCGACCCCACCTATGGCGCGCTCCCGGTACAGATCGACCCGACGGCATGGGGCGGCAGGACCAACACGCCCCCCGCGTCCCTTACCGTGGACTCAATTCAGAACCAGATTGCCGCGCAACTTGTGGCGTTCTTTGCTTCCGGTTCCCTGGCGATCCCGGTCTACATCTACCCGGCATTTGACCTTGATACGTGGTGGGCATCATCGGCGATAGCTTTTGTCCTGATCTCCTACAGCAACACGGGACTCTCGAAACCGCTTGCAACGTCGAGCATGGTCCAGGAGCGCACTCTTCAATTCAAGGTCCATGTCGAGGCGCGCAAGACGGCGTGGAACCTCAGTGGGGCCGGCTCAGTCTATGCTCTCATCGATGCGATTGAATCAGCGCTGGGTGGATTCCAGCCTACCGGATGCCGTCACGCCTACTTCACTGAGGAAAGATTCTCGGAACAGGACCCACAAGGGCGCGTCTGGCTTTACGATCTGACTTTCAACGTCCTCACCATTCGCCCGCGGCTGTTGCCCTCTTACGCGCTGGCGAACTTGCAGCAAGCGATTTTCAACGTTACTCCGAGCGGAGATAAGGTCATCGTCCCATCAGAGTAGCAACCTGATACACTTTGTATCGACGGTACAGGAACAACCTGGCCGGGATGGAGAAGGCTTGATAAGCCGGATTCGTCCCGGCTTTTTCACGTTTGGCGGCAAAGGAGCGGAGAAAATGGCTTTCTTCCATGGCATCACGGTAACCGAGGTCAACACTAACGGCGTATCCATTCAGGTGGTCAACTCGGCAGTTATTGGCCTCATCGGCTCGGCTCCGCAGTGGTCGGCATCGTCTGGAGCAGGACCCGGAATCAATGTCCCGACGCTCATTCAGTCCGCCGCGCAGGGGTCGAACTTCGGTAAACAGATTGCCGGCTACACGATTCCTGAAGCTCTTGCGGACATTCAACTCCAGGGCGCGGGTGCCGTCATCGTCATCGACGTGTTCAACCCGCTCCTGCATCAAAGCACCTTTGCGACCAATCCCTTGACAGGACCCGCATCCAACAGTGTGCCGGTAACACTCGGTCACATGGGCCTAATTGGTCCAGGCTTGCCCAACACTCCCCTTTCTACCGCTTCGGTTGACACCGTGGCGCAGGCGGGCGGCGCGGCAAGCCACAGCTATGCAACAGCCGACACGATCACCTTGGCTGGTGGAACCGCTTCCGTCTCTGCTGTCCTGACGGTGGCCACGACAAAGCTCGTGTCTCTGGCGGTGAATGCCCCCGGCGGCGCTACATCGCACAACTACGCAGCAGGTGACAGCGTTACGCTCACTGGTGGCACGTCCTCAGTTGCGCCGCAACTCACAGTGACATCGACGCAGGTCACAGCGGCCACTGTGGCGGCGGGCGGAAGCGGCGGCACCAACGGGACTCAGACCGTCACGGGTACGACTGGAACCGGGACACGCTTCCAGGCATCTGTGACGGTGGCCAGCGGCGCGATTACCGCGGTACTGTCCATCACCTTGGCGGGCTCCTACACGGTCAACCCTACCGCGCCAACTCTTGAGCCGGTAACGGGTGCTGGACTGGTTGGCGCCGAACTGGCAATTACCCTGGGCGTGGCCACCTTCAGCATCGTCAATGCTGGCGTCTTCACGGTGAACAGCGCGGCACTGACACAGGCAAGCTCAACAGGACTCGGAACCGGGGCAACCTTCAACCTTGGCGTCTTTGGTGTGAATACTGCGAATATCACGACGGCCGGCAGCTACTCGGCCACGCCGTCGAATCCTGTATCTCAGGCCAGCACCTCGGGAAGTGGCACCGGCGCCACCTTCAACGTGACCTTCGCTGGACCGCCTACCACCGTCGTGGTAAAGAACCAGGCCGGATCGACGACCTACGTCGAGAACACCGACTACACCATCGACTACGTGAACGGCCTGCTCTACACCAAGAGCGGCGGCGCAATCACCTCAGCGCAGGCATTGCAGGTCTCCGGTGCCTACTGCGACCCGTCCAAGGTTGCCTACACCGACATCATCGGGACCGTGACCGGAAGCACCTACACCGGCATCCAAGCCTTGCAGACCACATTCCAGACGATGGGACTGTTCGCCAAACTGCTCATCACCCCAACCTTCTACGATGCGTCGACCAGCGCCAATCTGCTGGCCATGGCGACGAAGCTCCGGGCCATCTCGTTCACCGACGCGCCGCCGAACACGACCGTGGCAACCGCTATCGCCAACCGTGGCGCCGCCGGAAATGCCTTCAATCAGGCCAGCGACCGGCTCGCCCTCACTTTCCCATGGCAGTTGAAGACGCCCACCACCATCAGCCCCACCGGAGTCACGGTGAGCGCACAAGGGACCATCGGATACACGAACGTTACCGGCACAGTGGACACGCCGTACAGCACTTGGGTTGCCGGAGCTACAGCAGCCAACGACATCGCCAATGGCTTCTGGTTCTCGCCGTCGAACACTATCATCAACGGGATTCTGGGTCCTGATGTCAGTCTCTACATGAGCGCCTACGATCCGACTTCGGACACGAACGCGCTGAACGCGGCCGGCATCATGACGGTATTCAACGGCTTCGGGACTGGATACAGGACCTGGGGCAACCGGGCATCTAGCTTCCCGTCGAGCGGCGCAGTGACCACGTTTATCGCCGTTCGCAGGACCCTCGACGTTGTGGAGCAGAGCATCCAGTACAGTTCGCTCCCCTTTGCCGACAAGCCCATCACCAACGGCCTCATCAATTCGATCTTGCAGAGCGTGAACGCCTTTATCAACTCGCTGATTCAGCAGGGCGCATTGATTGCTGGAAGCACGGTCACCTACAACCCGGTTGACAACCCCCCTGCGAGTCTGGCGAATGGGCAACTCACGTTTGAAGTAAGCGTGATGCCGCCGCCGCCGGCCGAGCAGATCATTTACAACTTCTCCATCAACACCAGCCTGCTTGCGAACCTCGGGGCATCCGTAACGAGCACCAGCACAACCAGCAACTTCAACGTGACCGCATAAGGAGCGCACCGTGGCAAATCTTGTCATCAATTCGCTGAGCAATTGCAACGTGTACTTGAACGGTGTCGAACTCCTCGGGCGCGCCGCCGAAGTCAAGATTCCTCAGCCCAAGCGCATCAGGACAGACTACAAGGGCCTCGGCATGGCCGCGCGCATCAAGATCCCGACCGGCTGGGACATGATGGAGTCCACCATCAAATGGTCTTCGTTCGATCCTGACACCATCAGCCAAGTGGCCTTGTCCAGCCAGACGTGCTCCATAAGCTGCCTGGGCGACTTGCAGACCCTATCGGCGAACGGGGAGATTTCCGAGAGTCCTGTCATCTACAACTTCAACGGCGTTCCGTTCGACGTGGGCGACGTGGATTTCAAGTCTCAGGAGTTGGTCGAGTTCACTTCCAGCTTCGACGTTTACCACGTCGACCTGAGCGTCGGAGGCGTCCAGATTTACCTCTTTGACGCTTTTTCGAACCAGTACGTCGTGAATGGCGTTGACCAGTTGGCCGGTTACCGAGCGAACATCGGAGGTTGATAAGTGGCAGCCAATGGATATGCACCGTCCGCTTCGCAGCAAGTCGTAGCAAGCGGAATCGCGCAGACAATCTCCAATCCTGGCACGGGAGCAACACTGCGTCTTGTCAATGTAGGAGCAGAACCCGTGTATGTAGCACTGGGTGCGTCGAGTCCTGTTGTGGTCACTCCCCAGACGGGACTCGCAATCTTGCCCGGTGCGCCTGCTGAGTTTTTGACGGCAGTATCAAGCGGGTTCATCGGCTTCGTGACTGACGGATGCACTTTCAATGTTCGGCTCAACATCTCGCAAGGGACGTAGAGGCCGACCACAACCATAGCCAAGCACTGGCGTGAGGTGATTAAAATGGCAACAGGACCCATCGTACTTACTTCCGATACAACCCCCTCCCCCGAACAGATTCGCCGCGAGTTCGACCTCCCCTCTGGCAAGCATGTGATCTTGCTCAAAGGGACCGGCCGTGACCAGCGCTTGGCCGCTACGGTCGCCGGCGAAAACGCAGATAGCATCAAGATTCAGGATGCTCTGGCTTCCCGGCTTTCCCTCGTGGATGGCAAACGCATCCGCATGGAAGACGTGGACGAGATGGACTTCGATGATGCGATGGTTTTTCGTGCCGAGGTCTCTCAGGTATTGCGCCCTTTGCTCCAGAGGATTGGTCTACTCCTGAAGGTAGACCAGCTGATCGCAACGATACCTCCAGCGCCGGACGCGCCGAAACCCGCTCAGGACGCGCCAACAGACCAATCGTCCTAAGCATGGAAGCACTGGGCGCGATGGTACATGAAGGGGTCAGTCCTGAATCCATCGATTCCATGTCAATAGGCGATTTGGTGGGGTGGTATCTAGTTATGCACTCCTACTCGAAGGCAGTTGAGAAGCGCATTCCGAAGCGGAGGAAACCTTGAGCGAAGACGATCAAACATCCATCCTGAAGGTTCTCGTCCAACTCCGCGACGAGGCAACAGAGCCGCTGAAGAAGGTGAGCGAGAGCTTTGAAGCGTTCTCGGACAGCCTCCACGGCATCTGGTATTCGGCGTTAGAGATCGGAGCGGGCTACGAGATGCTGAAGGGCATTATCGAGCCCGCGTCTGCCTTTGAGGATGCCCAGGTTGGCCTGCGGATGGTCACGAACGACAGCGCGGAGGCATTGAAGCAGTTTCAGGAGCAGGCGGAAGAGCTTTCCATCAAGTTCCCGAAGTCTGCGGAGGACATCACCACAGCCCAGGAGAACATGTACAAGAAACTCGGGGATGTGGGTGCCACCCTGAAGGCTACGGAGATCGCCACGCAACTCGCAACGGCCTTGCGGGTGGATGCGACGACAGGGTCAAACATCCTCGGCTCAGCCTTCGAGAACCTGAAAATCAAGGGCAAGGACACAAACGAGTCTCTTGAGAAACTGTCCGACAATCTGGCACTGTTGCGCGCCGGCTTCCTGAAGTCCGATGCTCCGGTTGGAAATATGGAGCGGGACTTGCGGCAGTTGGGGCAGGTTGCCGGAAAGACTCATGTGGATGTGGACCAACTCTTCACCGTTTGGGCTGAGTTGAGCAAACTCGGGCAAGGTGGCCGCGCTGGTGCTGCGATTGTCGTCAAGGGAATCATCGACAAGCTCACCGAATCGAACAAGAACGGGACCAACGAACTCGCCCGGTACGGACTTCATATCCAGCGAACGAAAGAGAAGCATCTCGACCTGATTGCGACGTTGCAGCAGATTGCCAACTTACCCAGTGCGCAACGCTCAGCCCTTGTGAACCAAATGAAAGGCCAGAATGACGCACTCGGACTGCTGGTGCAGAACATGGGTGACATGAACACGACACTTGCCCGGTTCAATGCGGACGCAGGAGAATCAGCCAAGGACGCAAAGAAGGTCAACGAACTCACGTCTTCAGGATGGAAGGAACTGGCGGACTCGGCAACTAACCTTCGGGTTGCACTGGGAGCAGGACTCAAGCCTCAAATCGACGGCATTTCTGACGCACTCAAAGGAACAGCAGTCGGAATCACTGAGTTCTCAAAGCTACACCCGACGCTTACTGGCATCATAGGCGACCTGACCCTAGCTTCTGCAGGGCTAGTGACTTTGGCAGGCATCGTCGGGGCCGGAAAGATGATTGCTCCATTCATCGCGCTCGCGTCGAGGATTACTGGCATTACGGCACTCTTTGGGATGATGCAGACTGCCATCTTTGGCATCACGGCGGCTATCGGTGGGGCGGCAACAGCGGGAGAGGCAATGTCCCTCGTCTTCGCTGCGAACCCGCTGGGATGGGTAGTCGTTGCCTTGGCAGGACTGGTAGCAATCGCGGAGGCTCTCTACCACATCAAAGACATCGAAGAGGCTATGGGTTTGCATCCTGGCGCGCACATGAACCCCACCCTGCCCGTACACCCATTCGATAAACAGCACTTCGACCCTCGGTTTGCAGCATCCCCGGCAGAAATTTTTTCCGCGCACATGGCTGAACCTTCAGACATCTCTCACCAGATACGGGAAGTGGAGACGCATCTACACTACATGGAGGGTGCAACAGTTTCCGTGCAAGTTGGTGCAGGAGTTGACGGTCAGCAAGTTGGGAGTGCTGTCCGCGGAGCGCTCGACCAGCATAGCGATAACCTGATGCGATTCCTTCACGACATCCAGCACGACGATGCACGGCGCAGTTTCGGAAACCCGTCACTTGAGGGGGCACGCTAATGTTTGCATCTTTCGGACCAGTCAGTTTCCAGCCTCTTGCGAGTCCGACCAAACTGGAGATCGAAAAAAAGTACCATTACGAAGCGATCAACGTGATCGGTGCGCCGCCTGTCTTGCAATGGATATACGACAATCTCCGTCACGTTGAACTGTCGATCTACCTTCACAACTTTTGGTGCAAGCCGCAGACGGCCATCAATGCGCTGACGCAGCTTGCCGACTTCCACGTTCCACAGCAGTTTGTATTCGGGAACAAGAACAACCTCGGGACATTCGTCATCTCGAACTACCGTCTAAAACAGCGGTGGATGGCAGACGACGGCTCTGTAATCGCAGCGGAGATGGATCTTGAACTGACCGAGTATGTCGCGCCGTCCACGCTACAGAGCAACACCATGACGGTCGGGACCATCGGCAACTCGACAATCAACACCAACCCCCCAGGGCTCACTACTTCACAGAGCGCGGCGGCCGGCTCAACGCTTGTCGTGAGTCCCGCGACGGCTTCCCCCTCGGGAATACCGGCACAGACGCCGTACACCAATGTCCCGTTGAGCACGATTGCGAGGGCTGCATAAATGCCAGTTGTAATTCCAAACGGTGGAAGCGGGGTCCTGACAGCGTCACTCGTTACCACCTACGTCAATCCGTCCGCACCGTCATCGGGAATTATTTACGTGTCCAAAGGGGAACGCTGGGACGCGATAAGCCAGAAAATGTATGGAACCCCATTTGAGGTGGAGTCCCTTATCCAAAATAATCCAGGGATTCCGATTGGCGACTATGTGGCGCAGGGAGTTCAGGTTTTCGTCCCGCTGATCACACCAGCGACCAGCACAACCAGCAGCACGCCGTGGGGTTGATAAATGGCAAAGGTCAGCATAGCTAGCGACAATTTCGCAATATTTGAATGTCCAGGATGCAAAGAAAGCCACGGCATACCTATAGCAGGAGCGCACGCTTGGGGGTGGAACGGGAGCGTCAACTCTCCCACGTTTACCCCGTCAATCAAAGTGACCTATCCTGCCAATCCTGATGCGATTGAGGAGTTTAAAGAGTGGCGCACAGAGCGAGTTTGTCATTCCTTTGTGACTGATGGGAAAATCCAGTTTCTTGGCGATTGCACCCACGCTCTTGCAGGTCAGACAGTTGAATTACCGGAGCAGGAAGATTGAGCGCATCCGTACAAATCCCGGCGTGGCAAATTATGATCGGCGGTACTCAAGTCGCCGGAAACCTGCTGACCCATTCCCAGCACATCCACTACGACGAAGCGATTGGCGGCAAAGCCAATGTGCTGGAGATTCAGGTCGAGGACTCAGCGCGCGCGTGGGCGAACAATCCGCCGAAGATCGGCACAGCGCTGAGCCTGTCCATTGGTTATCAAGGCCAGTCTCTCGTGTCCTGCGGGAACTTTGAAGTGGACGAGTGGGAAGCAGAGGGACCGCCAGACACGTTCCTGATTCGCGCCATCCAGGCCGGGGTTACGCACGCCATCAGGACTCCAAAATCAGTTGCCTACGAGGGACAGTCTCTTGTCTCGATAGCGAACACCATCGCCAACCAGTACGGCATGAGCGTGGACCCTTCAGAGGTGAGCCCCGATGTTCCTTATCAACGCCTGACGCAGCGTCTTGAAACTGACCTCGGATTCCTGCACCGCATCGCCAACGCGCATAACTACGAGTTCACTATCCGCGGCAATCAACTTGTCTTCTACAGTCGCCCGAAGCTGGACGCGAAGACCATCTCCAGCTTGGCAGACAAGAGTGCGCAGTACATCTACAAGACCGACTCCACGCGATTCAGGATTCACCAGCAGCACCACGGCGACAAGACATATAAGAAAGCCGTGGTCATGTATTTCGACCCGCTGTCAAAGAAACTTCTTCAGGCGACAGCCAATGCGGCGGCCACAGATACCCAGGGCGCTGACTTAGGGCTTCAGGACACCCTACTAGTCCGGGAGCGGATAGAGAACGCACAGCAGGCCACTCTACGCGCACAAGCCCACCTCCACGCCGCCAATATGCACGTCCTGAAGGCCGAGGTAATCATCCCAGGGTCGATGGTCTACCGGGCCGGAAATCCGGTCATGCTTTCGGGATTTGGCACGGCGCTCGATTCGATAAAATGGATTATCAATGAGGGCAAGCATCGGATGGACCGGAACGGGTACAAGACCTCATTGGAACTCAGGACTACGATAACCGGCGCGGCCACACAGTTTGCCTCGGACGACTACGGAGAGTAGATGCCAGACTCAGTACGCGGACCATACACGGAGCAGTTCCACCCGCCTTACAGGACGGGCATCGTTGCGCAGATCGAGTCTGTGCCGCCCTATCGGGTGCGCGTGCAGTTCCCCGACCAGGCGAACGTGCTCTCTTTTTGGTTGCCGGTCCAAGTCATGAAGACGATGAACGACAAAGACTTCTGGCAACCGGACATCGGCGAGCAGGTGTCGGTGGTCATGGATGAGTGGGACGAGAACGGCATCGTGACAGGTGGAGTCCCGTCAACCGTGGACTCGGCACCAGCAGGACTCACACCCGCCGATCGCTATACCCAATTCGCCGATGGAACGATCATCCACTACAACACCAGCACACACCAGCTCCAGGTGACACTCGGAGCCGGCGGCCAGATGGTTCTCAGCCAACCATCGGGAGGCAGCATTGAACTGGATTCGGCGGGCAATGTTGAGATTCAGGCTGCAAGCAGCATTTCTCTTTCCAACGGTGGCACCGCAGCGGATGCGCTGGCGCTGGTGAGTAAACTGGTTACAGCGTTCAATGCGCACACGCACTCGGACCCGCAAGGTGGAGTGACCGGCGCGCCGACAACGCCATGGACGGCAAGTACGATTGAGAGTGTCCTGACAAAAATCAGTAACTAGGAGGATTTATGAGCGAGCAAAAACCGTCAGTCGGTCGCATCGTGCAGTACACGCTGACTGAAGATGATGCGAAACAGATCAACCGGCGCAGAACCACAGGCAAAGCAATTGCTGCCCGCATTCAAAATAACGGACAAATTGCCACAGATGGAGCGGTAATTGGGGAACAGTGGCCTATCGGAGCACAAGCCCACATTGGGAACCCGGCTTCAGCGGGAGACGTTGTTCCACTCCTAATTGTGCGAGTTTGGCCTGATGAATATGGCCCAGGTCAACCGGGAGTCAACGGGCAGGCTTTCCTTGACGGCAACGATTCTCTTTGGATCACCAGCGCGGGCGAATCCATTGATCCCAAGCAAGGCAAATGGAACTGGCCTCCGAGGAACTAGATGGCAACGACTTTTCCATATGCGACCCTCACCAACATCCAGTCGTCGAGCTGGGAGCTGATGCTTGACTCGACGGCTGGGGGCGGTGCTGGTTCAGGACTCGGACAAGTTTGCCAGTCCTATGCGGATGTTCACCAGTGCCTCAAGATCATCTTTTCGACAATCCCCGGTGAAGATCCATTCCGCCCCACGTTTGGATGCGACCTGACGCAGTTCCTTGACCGGCCGCTCACCGCTGCGATTCCGGCCATCATCGGTGCCATCTCTGCCGCTATTGCCGACTGGGAACCGCGCATCACACTTGAGAGCGTCGATGTGGTAGCCAGCACAACGAACATCGGGACTCTGACCGTGACGATCAACTGGAAGCCGAATATGGGGTCGAGCAGTTCTACCACGACTACGATAGGCACAGAGAGCACGACAATATCTGTGGGAGGAGCTTCTTAAATGCCGGTCATAATCCCCGCGAACTCGTTCCCGCCGGCCACCGGCACTCCTCAGACAGTCCCTGTTGACCTGCCCACACCTTCATTCGTCAACGACTCAGACGGCCTCGACCCGACGAGTGTCCTGAACGACATGGTGACGCTTTTTGAGAGTTACACCAGCAGGACCCTCTACCCGGCCCAGGTAGAGCAGTTGCTTATCAATCTCTACGCCTACCGCGAGATTCTGGTCCGAAATGCGATCCAGTATTGCGGTCTTCAGAACCTGCTCGCGTTCGCCGTCTATCCGATGCTGGACTACCTCGGCGAGTATCTGGATTGCACCAGGCTACCCGCGCAGTACGCCACCACGACGTTACAGTTCACGCTCACTGCATCACAGTCATCCGACACCACGATAGCCTCTGGCACGCAGGTCGGGACTCAAGACGGCCTCAACATCTTCGCCACGACTGCGGCGCTCACGATAGTCGCCGGGCAGACGGTCGGCACTGTGGCGGCGCAATGCACCACGGCGGGACTCAGCGGCAACGGCTATATTGCCGGACAAGTCAGTGTCCTGATGGGTTCTTTTCCGCTCGTCTCTGCCGTCGCCAACACTACCACAACGGCCAATGGAACTGACGGAGAGCCGGCCGGAACGACTGCGGGAGACAACCACTACCGCACGCGCATTCAGGCAGCGCCGAACAACCTCACGACGGCTGGTCCATCAGGGCAGTACCGATCTCTCGCGCTTGACGTGAGTTCGACAATCGTTGATGCGCAAGTCCCGACAACGCCGACAACGCCGGGCACGGTGCAGGTCTATGTCCTGACAGGACCCGTAACGCAACCGTCCGCATCCCCAAACAGTTCTGGCATTGCCTCTGGCACGCTGCTTTCCGCTGTTCAATCGGCTCTCAGTGCGCAGACCGTGCGTCCTCTTTGCGACACCGTTCTGGTTTCGGCTGTGACCGAAGTTGATTACACCGTGACCGGAGCGATCACGCTCTACGCCAACGCCAGTTACTCGACCATCGCCGCTGGAATCACTGCGGCCGCCCAGAATCTCGCCTTGACGCTCGCCGCAAACATCGAGCAAGATATAGTCCTGAGCCAATGGCAATCGGCGCTCAGTGTTTCTGGCGTCTACGACATGCAACTAACGCTGACCGCAAACATCGGCGGGACACCACTCACGCCAACTTCTGACGGCAGTTTCTTGCTCACAGCAGGACAATGGGCAAACTGCACTGCGGTAAACCTCACCATCGTTATGGGCACAAAGAACCAACCAGTTAGCTAATCCACAAGGAGACTTCAGCATGAAACGAATCGCGCTCTTTATTTTCCTGATCTTGTCAGTTATCACCTGCTTTGCTCAGACGCAGATTGACCCGACTTATCAGATTAAATGGAATTTGCTTTCCGGTTCTGGTGCGCCTTCGATCACGTGCACCCAGAACGGAAACTACACTGTTTACCCCTATGGAGCAGAGTGGGGACAGTCTTATCAGGACACGACGAATAATGTCGAGTACAAATGCACAACCTCTGGATGGGTGAAGAATCTACCCGCAACTGGCGGTACGCTGACCGGCGCACTCACCGGCACCAGCGCATCGTTCTCAGGCACCCTCGCAGCTGGCGCTGCATGTCCATCTGGAGCGCCCGCAGGAAGCGTGTGCTCGAATGGCTTTGTCGTGACAAATAACCTTCCAGCACTCGGTCAAATTTATAGTGGCTCGAATTGGACGAACCTTAATGGATTCACATCCAATGGTGCCACTCCCACGATCACGGGTGGTAATTTTGTTTTCAGTGGCGGAACGCCAAGCTACTCGCAGACTCTTGATTACAACTGGACCACTGATCTTCCTGTCTGGTCAATGACGGAGACGATCATTGCGGGCGCGATCAGCACAAACACGGCAATCGGAATCGGAACTCGTAGCAACAACTGGGTCAGTTCGTATCGTGAAAACATTGTCGGCCTGATCGATTTGTCCAACGATTCCCTTGCTGGAAAGGTACAGTTGGCACTTGACGCTGGATCGAATGTTACGGCACCCGTGGCTACATCCGCGACGGCTCTTACACTCGCCGCAGGAGATACCATTAGCCTGACAGTGAGCCGGAACTACGATATAATCAACGTCTCAGCTTATGACGTGACGACGCAAAGCGCCCCCGTCTCAACCTCCTACCAGTGGACCAATCTCACCACAAACCCATACGTGCCGGGGAACAGCGGCAAGTTCGCCATTTATTACTTCGGCGGAACGGAGACGGTTACTAGCCTGAGCATCTCTTCTGGCACACCGACCGGAGTTGATATTTTGGCAGTGGGCGACTCTAAGACGCTCGGGGAGTTTGCCGGGCCATACTGGTTGAGTTGGTCGGGACTGCTCCAGGATAACTATCGCGTGACAGTAGATGCCGGCGGCGCGGAAACAACCTATGACACGCTGAACCGAATTCCAGAATTGATCGCCTTGAAGCCCAAAACGATTATCCTGTGCATCGGGAGAAATGATGTAGCATTTGGCGTGGCGCTCGGAACAATTGAAACAAACTATGCTTCTATCGTCTCACAACTGCAGGCAGCGGGGATTACGGTCTACCACCTGCTTCCTTTGTTTGAAACAAGCGGCGTGAATTACGTCCCGCTGACGGCTTGGATTAACTCCACCTACGGAGCCGCGAACACAATCGCCGTCCCTGCCCTCAATAATGCAGCACTGCTTGGTGCTGATGGCGTCCACCCCAACAACCCAGGCCATCAGGTCATTTATCAGTCCGTCTTGTCTTTCATCCAGGGTAAGCTAAATGCGGTCAACTACGCTCCATTCAAAAGTAACCAGTTTTTGGGACTCTTCCCCCCATCGATCACGAGCGTGGAAGATAATCCGGCAATATCGTATTTCCCTCCAGCTTTCCCTCCAGCAAGTGTGCCCAACCAGCTTTCGCAGGGCATCAATCTAGTCAAAGCTTTGCCCGGTTTTGCTGCGGGATGGAATTTATCTTTTGACGCGTCCAATGCCCCCTGGGATACGCACTATCAGCCGAATAGCTGGGCTGGGTGGAGATGGTGTGACTATGCCTACGGGACGATGCTCACGTCGAACACGCAACTCCTAAGCGGCGGATGCCACATGCTCCCTATCCCGCCGGCAGGGTCGATCAATAGGATTCTGTCAGAACCGTCCTATGTTCCAAACATGGACTACAGCCCTTCATCGGTTGTGAGTCCAAGCGTAACCGTCGATGGAGTCTATCCGGGACTCAACTACTCCACCGCTTATCCGACAGCGGGGTATTCTGCGGGCGTGATGTTCGGCGTACCGTCCGCGTGGGGATCGACACCATACATTATGCACGTCATCCCCGACAGCTATGGCGGGGAGTTGTTTTGCACTTACGTTCATGCGTCGGCATTTTCTAGCCTCACACAAGCGACATGCTCAAAGCATGTGGGGGTGAATTCAAGCAATCAATTCCCCGCTGGGATAGGTGCAATTAACTTCGCTTTCGGAGGTGACACATCAATTTCAGCCGGGCCGCGTGCGTCATACTATTCAACGACCGGGCAAGTTTCCAGCCTGCCTGTTGGGGCATTCATCGGCGTTTTCAAAGTGGTGAAACCGGGCACAGTCGAGAATATTGAAGGGGCCGCAGCAACTTTCACATGCACCGTAAACCCGGTAATCACGATGTACGACTGTGGAACCTCTCCGGGGTCTTGTAGCTCCCCCACTACAAAGGGGTCCGTCACCATCACAAGTGCAACTGACTTTGATGGGTCGGTTTCAAGTGCAACGCTCACGGCGGGGCACTACATCACCTTCGGAGTGTCATCGGGCACATGTACCTCGGCAAACCTGTCGATATCGGCAGAATACCGGATGAACTAAGCGCTAAAGCTGATGCGATTGGCTCAGGATTACTTACAGGTCGGGCACGAGAGGTGCGGTGCCTGAGCAAGGCCGGCATCTACGATAGAGGGAGGGCCACAGGAGGGCCTGAACAACATGGCAAACAATCTCAGGCCCGCATCATCTATCAATGACCTCCGCACCCAAGCCCACATGCAACTCTCTGCGCGCCTTGAGTCCATCGACCTCACGCCTTTGCTTATCAGGACGCTAGGCAGCAATCTCCCCGCGTCCATCCTCCCCTACTTGATATGGGAACTCGACATGATGATTCCCAGCGTCCCGATGCAGGCGTTGGGCGTTACCTCACAGACCATCATCCAGAACGCGCTGCCACTCCACAAGATCATGGGCACACCGGGAGCTATTGTCCAAGCACTTGGGCTTTGTGGCTTCACTGCAACCTGCTATGAGGGGCAGGCATCGTGGGGAGGGTCTGCTTACCCCGCTAATCAAGGATGGGCTGTATTTCGCGTCGGAGTGAGTGGGTCAGGGCAATCACCCATCGGAGTAATCGATGGAAGCAACCGCGTATTCAGTCTCCCTTCAATTCCGGTGGGCGGTTCTCTCCGCGTCTTCTACAACGGACTCTTGCAGCGTCCAGGAGTTGACTACACATCGGCCGGGACGGTACTCGCCATGTCCTTTGCCCCCACGTTGAATTCTTCGTTGTGTGTCCTGATGCGCAAGGCCACGGACGGGACGCCACTCTACTTCGATGCCGTAGTGCCGACCATCTCAGGGTCGAATCTGGTACTGCCAGACGCCCCGATTTCCATTGAACTCTACCGCAATGGGATGTTTCAGAATTTTGGCGCGTCTCCAGATCAACTCAGCTACATGGCTACGATCATCAACTTCTTCAAGCCGGCACGGTGCTTGCTCGATTCGGTGTTCTCTGAATCGGGAGAAGATTACTACATCCTCGATGGAAACACGATCATCCCCTCTGTGCCGATTGGCAGCGCATCTTTTCTCGCTTGGGGAACCTACGCCGGAAGCGGAACTGAACCAAACTTTGCGGATTGGATTACCCCGACCGGAACGCTGAACGGGACCAACAAAGTCTTTACGTTGCCGCAAGCCCCGAATCCCGCCGCCAGTCTTCGGCTTTACCGCGGATGGCAAGTCCTGAAGCCGGGAGGGGTTGACTTCACATTGAGCGGTGCAACAATCACCTACACCATCGCCCCGCCGCCCACGGCCACGCATCTGGCCTTTTACCGCTACTAGGGTGCGGTACAATCGCTTTGACGGGTACAGAACCAGTCTGACTCGCCACGGGACCTTGATAAGAGGCTCAGTGGCGAGTCTTTCGCTTTGGAGGGAACACCGATGGAAACGAAGATTGAACCGAACGAAACCGCTATTGTGACCCCTGTTATGCTGCCAGCCTGCCCGTATTGTGCAGACGATCCGGCCCGACTCTCGATCATGAACCAGATCTTTCCTGGCGGCATGATTGGCACCATCATCTTCTGCGGTAACCCAGAGTGCCGGAAGATCATCTCGACGCAGATCGTTGGAAGGATTGAACAGCAGGCACCGAATCAGGACTCGAAACAGCAAGAGGCCGCAGTTGCTGGCCCACAGTTGGTGAAGTCTCCGGAGGCCCTGTGAATCGAACAGTAAAGCGCATCATCGCCCTCACTGCTCTCTGGCTGTGCGCGGCCTTTGCCATTGCCCAGGCTCCCATCGGAGTTTGCCTGAACAATGTCGCACAGACCATCTCAAACGGCGTCATTGCTCCGATTCCCTACGCGACCGTGGCGCTCTGCTCGTCGGGATCGACAGCGGCCAATTGCGTGGCGAACAAAGTTAACATCTACACCACAACAGCCCTCAGCACGGCAACCCCTACAAACCCATTCACGGCCGATGCCGGCGGAAACTACTACTTCTGCGCTCACGTGGGGCATTATGGGGTCCTGATTTCATCGTCCTATGGGACATATTTCGTCAATGACCTTGCGCTGGTAGACGACTGGTCCAAAGGTGGAATAATGTCCGGCGCGCTCACTGACACATCCGGCTTCATCGGCCCACTGACCGGCAACTCAAGTACGGCGAATGCCCTTGCATCCACTCCGACAGCATGCAACCCAGCATCATACTTCGCCTACGGTATCGCATCCAACGGAAACGCTCTATGCAATGCGCTTCCCACGCCCGCAACCATCTACTATCAAACAGTGCAGGAGAACGGATCGGCGCTCGCCCAGCAGCCAATCTTAAACTTCGACGGAACGGTGGTAGGCAGCAACGGGACTGGAAAGACTAACGTTGGACTTCCGAACACTGGCACGGCCGGCACGGTGACCAACCCCTCATCGATCACCACAGACGCCCAAGGTAGAGTCTCTGCTGTGTCTGGAAACGGAACGACGCGCACATGCAATGCCAATGGGTGCTACATAAAATTCGGAGATGGGACGATAGAAGAATGGGGAACCATCAGTTGCACAACCTCTACCACCCCATGCACTCAGAACCTTCCCATCGCCATGACCTCGCAGTGCAAGATTGTCGCCAACGATAGCGGCCCAAGAATATCGAGCGGTCAGTCTGCGGCTTCGGCCGCCGCCACTTGTACGGCACTCAGCACGTTCACCGTCAACCCAGAGCCAAGCGGCGAGACTTGGGACTGGTATGCAATAGGCTGGTAAAGAATTTGAATTTATGACAGGGGAAAAGATGCTTGAGCGCAGGACAAATGTAAGTCAATTCGAGGGTGTGAACGCTCTCCAAAAAGACATTGAGCGGCTTACCAAAGAGCGTGATGCGCTCGCCAAAGAGCGAGAGAACTCGCAGACTAAACTGCTCGAAGAACATGGTGTAGCTCTTGAGGCCCTGAAGTCTCAACTTGGGCTCTTGATTGAGAGGACCAAAGATCTCCCTGATCTTTCTAAGCGAGTATTGCGTCTGGAATCATGGAAAGTCTATCTCGCGGGCATCGCTTCCGCCTTTACGTTCATCGGAACACTGATAGGCGGTGCCTTGACATTGATGTTTCGTCGATGAGGGCGTAGTGGAGCATTATTTTCCTATCCCGCCACAAACTCCGAAAGACTTACCGCAACCAGATGATCTTTGAGGGCGAAATGAACAGTTTTCCAAAAAGTGAAGTCTTGGCGTCCTGCGCAAAGTATGGTCCGGTTCTAAAAGTCCCGGCAGGACTCGACGGCGAGCGCGTCATGGCAGCTCTGGCATCTAACGAAAGCAGCACAGGAGCCAACTGCGGACCGCGGCATGAACCCGCATATGACGTAGGTGGTTCAGTATGGGCTTCGAGCCCTGCGCAGCGTTCTTTGGTGGCGCAATACAGCCGCAATGGCGCTTCCAGCTTTGGCCCGTGGCAGACCATGCTGATCAACTGCCCAGGGCTTACTCCTGCCGAGCTCGAAACCAGCCTTGATGATTGCGCACGGTCATTCGTCAGCCACTTCAACTCCTATGTGGCGCACTTCGAACCCAAGAACTTGGTTGAGATCGGCCAAATCTGGAACCTCGGCCACAAGACAGTCAACCCGCCGGCAGGAGTCGTCGGCTACTGCGCGGATTTGCAGAAAGCATACGATTCTGCCGTAAAACAATCCATGTCTGGTGTATCCTGATTCCAATATGATTTGGTTTATCAAAAATCTATTGTGGAAGCGTATCTGCTCTCTTTGCGACGGCAAAGGTTGGATTCAGGTTGGCCATCGTGAAGGAACTCAGGAGCATCTAAAATGCTGCGTTTGCAGCGGGAAGGGAACGCTATGAAGATTCCCGAGCCCTTCTGGGCAGTTCTACTCGCAGTTCTGGGGGTGATCGTTGCATTGGCCGTTCTTTTTCACCCGGACCCGGTCGCAGTCGGAACCGCAGTCCTCGCAATCGCAAGCAACCTGGTCAGCGGAGCCCTCGGGGCCTTTGCCGGCCACGCAAGTGCAACCAGCAACTCCACAGGACCCAACGCCACAATCAACAACCCTGGCGCCACCTTTCCCGGTGACGCAAACAAGTAGCGCCAAGGAGGCGCAAGACATGTCTTTTCTCAGCACACTTGAATCCGCAGGAACCAAAATCGGCACGTTTCTCAATGACATTGTGAACGGCGCCAAAACCATCCAGAAGATCTACGGTGCCCTTTCCGGCCCAGTTATTGCCGCTTCGATGGCAGTTTTCTACGATGTGGTGAAAACCGTCGCCGCCGCCGAGAAGGCCGCTGCCGCCGCCAGCACAGGTAACGTGACAAGCGCTATCACGCTGAGCGAAACAACCGTAAGCCTCGTGCAGACTGTCGTCAAGGACTTCATCGCAGGCGAAAAAACCGTTGTGGCTGACTTCGAAGCGCTCAACATCAAACTCTAACGATATTGCGCTGCGGGGAAACGTCAAACGAGCAGCGCAATTGTGGCCATGGGCGGTTTTTGTCGAGAGGCTTGGACCGCCCGATTTTTGAGGTTCCCATGAGCAAAGACCCGTTAGTAATCCCCGCGCCAAGCGCCTGGTCGCAACTTGTGGCCGCGCTGAAATTCATCTTCGCCAAGAAGAAGGGTTGACCATGCGCCTCCTACCCATCGCCGTCGGCGTAGTTTCAGCATCCCTACTCGGGCTGACCGTGTGGGGATGCTTCGGGATATCGCACCATTTGATCGTGGCCGTAGACAAGTGGGGAAACTCCGCGCCGGGGCCAGAATTTTCACAAACAATCAAGGACGCGCACCAGGGCATTTTAGACGTTACAGCCGAGAGTCGCGACGTTACCATTGCCGTGCTCAAGCCGTGCAAGTTGGGGCGCCCTGAAACTTGTGGACTGATTCCGGCGGTTCGGATGACGGTGCAAGACACCGGCGCAGCTGTCCAGACAATGCAACAGCAGGTGGCACAGACGCAACCGCTCATCACGGCGGCGGCGCAGAACCTCAATCTGGCTGGCGATGCGGTAAAGGATACAGCGGGACACCTGTCTAAGACGGCTGACGCGGCCACTGTAGCCATTCAGACAGTCACGATAGATGCCAAGACGGCCAACGACTTGCTGATGCAGTTGAGGCCCCTCATAGCCAGCTACACAGCCACCGGAAATGACCTGGATACCACTATCAAAACCGCCAACGACATCATGGCAAGTCCAAACGTCACGATCATGCTGGCGAACGGAGCGCAGTTCACTACCACGGCGGTTCAGCTTGAGCAAAAGTTGGCTCAATGCACGCTACACCCAACGCTTCCTTGCGTGCTAAAGAGCGACATTCTCTTCGGAGCACAGGTGGGCGGTTACCTTTTGAGATGAGCTTAGGAGTCAAATTCAACATGTAGGAGGATTGCGGTAGTAGCCAGAGCAGAGAGAGGCGTCCTTTCGAGGGCGCTTTTCTTTTTGATAAATATCCTAAAGTGGAGCAAATTATGATTTACAATGCACTGATATGGACTTATCAACCAGACTATTGCTACTCAACCGCAGGACTCGGATTCAGCGTCCTGTCGAGAATATGAACGCTTATCAAGAGGTCTACGCCTCACTTTCCAGCCTCCAAGATGAAGCAGTGATGTGCCCGCGATCAATGAAAGAGCCGATGCGGGTGGCTATGGAGCGCGTCCGGGCTGAGGGTGGCGACTTGGACGAGTTCGTGGCCCGCGAACTGGAGTACCCCTCCGTCAAGGAGATGCAGAGCTACTTCATGGGCCTCCAGGTTGATTCGATTGCCCTGGCCATCTGGCAGATCAGGAAGCAAAGGGCGCTGGTGTGCGCGGATCAGACCGGAGTTGGAAAGGGTAGGGTAGCGGCGGCTGTCTGCCGGTGGACCATTCTTCACGGTCTGTTGCCGATCTTCGTCACCTACTCGGATACCCTCTTCACCGACTTCCAACGCGATCTTGACGACATCGGCTTCGGTCCAAGCGTCTGGCCTCTGCTCTTCAATGCCGGGGCGTCGATAACTGAGCAGGCAACAGGACGCAAAATCTTCGCCAACAAGAGCAGCATGAAGGGGGTCCTGACAAGGATTGCCGAGACTGGCGAACTGCCGCGCGCGCGGAATGCCGTGTACTTGACCTATTCGCAGATCAATACGATCAACATCCAGCAGGAGGCACTGAGACGGTTGGCGCCGAAAGCCGTCTTCATCCTTGACGAGTCCCACAACGCCGGCGGCGATGAGTCGAACACAGGAGCGTTCTTCCAAGAGGTTCTTCCAGCGGCGCACGGCGTGATGTTCCTGTCGGCAACGTGGGCGAAGCGGCCGGACAACATGACGCTCTACGCCACCAAGACGGACATCTCGATTGCCATTCCCGACAACCAGCGTGTCTCTGACGCCATCCGCGCCGGTGGTCCACCACTACAGACCGTCGTGAGCCACCAACTCGCCCAGACCGGCCAACTCGTGCGCCGTGAGCGGTCCTTTGAGGGCATCAGCATCCTGAACTTCATTGACGACAGAAATCAGGACACACAAGAGGATATATGTGATCAGGTGACGGAAGTCTTGCGGGCCATCTTCAAAGCAGATCAGGACTATCATCAGAACGATTTCGAGACTCTGCGCCTCCAGTACAAGAAGCGGCACATCAAGATCTACCATCACAAGTTCAGCGCCATCGTCCACAACATCGTGAAGCAGTTTCTCCTGGCCTTGAAGTCGGATGCCGCAGCAGATTGCGCCATCGAAGCGCTCGGACGCGGGGAAAAGCCAATTGTCGCCCTTGAGAGCACTATGGGCGCGTTCCTCGACAGCTATGTGAGTGCGGCGAACTTGAGCGAGGGCGAAGTGCTTGATAAGCTCTCATGGTCCACCATACTCAGGCGTGCCCTCGACAGGACCCTTCACTACACCATCAAGACCTCAATGGGCAATGACCGCCAAGAGTTCCCGCGCCATCTGCTCTACGTCGAGACGGAAGCAAAGTACCGGGAAGCTGAGAGGCTTCTGGACGCTCTTGCGGTAACGCTGCCGGTGTCGCCTATCGATTGGATCAGGACTCGAATCACGCAAGCCGGCTTTACCGTGGCAGAGATTACCGGACGCTCGTATCGAATCAACTATGCGGGTCCCGTCCCTGTCCTGTCTTCAGTCCCGGCCAGCGAGCGGAAGGACCGCGTGCAGACCGGCAGCCTGTTCAATAATGGCGGCGTCGATTGTTTGGTTCTGAACCAGGCGGGCTCGACAGGAATCAGTCTCCACGCTTCCGAGAAGTTCAAAGACCAACATCAGCGGCACATGATCGTTGCTCAACCGGCCGGCGACGTGAACGTGTTCATGCAGATCCTCGGACGTTCGAACAGGACCGGCCAGATGGTCCTGCCAAGGTACACGATGCTCTCCCTGGCCATCCCCGCAGAGATTCGCCCGGCCATCAGCCTCGCCAAGAAACTGAAGAGCCTGAACGCCAACACGTCGAGCAACACGCGGTCGGCAATGTCGATTGAGGCGCCAGACATGATGAACAAGTACGGCGACAAGATCGTCGCGGAGTGGCTGCACGAGAATGAGCAGATTGCCCGTCTCATGGGCCTGACGATGGACAAGTCGGAGGAGGAAGGCGGAACTCCAGAGGAAGACCTGGCACGCACGGCAACAGGACGCTCAGCACTCTTGCCCGTCAAAGAGCAGCGAGAGTTTATGGAGACGATCACCGAGAGCTACACGGACTACATCGCGTATCTTGATGAGACAGGGCAGAATGACCTTGAGCCCAAGACCTACGACTTCGACGCAGAGCAGAAGACCTCGCACGTCATCTACGTTGGGTCTGATCCTTCATCGCCGTTCGGGGAAGACGCCACCTTCGGGACATACTCAATCAAGCGGCAAGGAAAGTCTTATACACCGGAGGAGGTATCCGAACTGATCGCACAGACTTATGGTCCTGACCTCATGAAGTACGAGCCATGGCAGCGGGACACGTACCACGCGCGGGCCTTGAGCGCACACCTTGAGGGCTTGTTCAAGCCATACATCGCATCCGTTGAAGCGCCACACATCATCGAACGGGCCGAGCGCATTAGGGAATGGTCGCGGACGATTCTAAACGACTTTCGAGTGGGATCAGGACTCAGAATCGAAATCAACGGCGACACTTACAACGGCGTTATCTACGATATTCGCGGTCGCAAGAAGGTAAGCGGCAATCCATACGCTCCCAGCTCTCTGAAGTTCTACATTGCCGTCAACGGACCTTTGCGCGAGGTGCGCGTACCAGGTTCGCAAATCAAGAAGATCACGCTGGCGAATCTTGGCCGCAATGCTGATATTGCTGAGTTGTTTCAGGACTATCTCAGCGACACTCGGCAGCGCGCGAAGATCATTACCGGGAATCTGCTGGGGGCCTATGGACAGTTGAAGCCGGGAAGCAAAGGACGAATCATAACGTTCACAAAGCATGAGGGTGGGACGGAGCAGGGAATTCTAATGCCAGCGAAGTTCGATTGGGAGAAGGACGTAACCCCGCAGAAGCTCGATTGAGTCCTGCGGGGTGTTGGGTTAGAAGTCCATTTCTTTTGGATCTTCCATCGGCCCGTCTTGGACTTCAGGATCAACCGCGTCAAACTCTTCACGGAATGAAAGCATCTCTTGGCCGCTGTCGTCGTGCCAACCGTTCTTTTCTACCTCCTCTACATTGCGCACGGCTTGTCGGTAGTAGCTCGGCTTGAGTTCGCATCCAATCGCCCGGCGACCGCTCATTAGTGAGGCGCAAACTTCGCTACCAACGCCCATGAATGGAGTGAGAACCGTTTCGCTTGGGTTCGACCATAGCTCCACGGAGCGCGTGATGACATCCAACTGAAGGGGATGCAAATGTTTCTCGTCTTCCTCTTCGCGGGCCTCACGGTAGGGCAAGACGCCTTTCTCTTTGCGGTCGCCCATGTTGCCGCGAATGTCGTCCCACATACTCGAAGCGTACTGTCTCCAAATCCATTGCGAATACCGATTCTCAATCTGGTTTCCAGTCCACCCCTTGTACTTGAGCAACTCTTTTGGAACCTTGCGTGTCCCGGCATAGTTGATAAGCCCATGACGGTGAGTGACGGGAATTTCGTTCTTCCCTGAGCGCCGAAAGATCAGGAGATAGTCGGCCCCGGCGACTGCGCAGTTGCAAGAGTCTTCCACAATCGACTTATGGGCCAAAGCTTTCGTCATAGTCCTGTTGCGTACAGCAAGCGGCTCCTTCCAAATCGAGATGCGAGGAGAGGCCATTCTCCATCCGCACCGCTCATGCAACCGGATAATGTCGCCGGGGAAGTCGGTGTAGGAGTCTCCGTTTCCGCTGTTGCTGTTTGGTACATCCATGCAATGCACAGCGGTCATGCGTCCTGGCAATGTGGCCCGGTGAATCTCTCGCACGATGAACTCGTAGTGAGAGAAAAACTCCTCATAGGTACGAGAGTTGGAAAGGTCGCGATCAGAGGAACTGTAGTGGTAAAGTGCTCCTCCATTCTCTGTTGCAAAAGGCGGAGAGTAGACGGAAAAATGGATCGACTCATCCTTCAAGGCGGTGAGCATGTCTACTGAATCGCCGTTGTAGATGGCGTACTTGTCTGTGATTTTCTGATCGATTACCAGCATGGCGTTGTTACCTCTTTCTCGAATTTGTATCCGCCTTCGATGCGGACTGACTCGTTCATGTGGCGTACCAGTTCGTCAAACATCTTGTCTGCGGCAACCTGCTTGCGCCGCAAGTTCTCTTTGATGCCGCGTTGGCCTTCAGTCGCAATTAGGTCGTTGATTACATCATGCGTTTGTCCAAAACGCCAGCAGCGGCGAACACCCTGATAGTGCTGCTCAAAGCTATGCGTCGCAAACTCTACCACGTGAGCGCAATGCTGCCAGTTCAATCCCCACCCACCGATGACCTGCTTTGTGACGATACCGCGGGCCTGACCGCTTGCGAAGGCTTCGTATTTCTCTTCCTTCTCTTCGTCGCTGTCTGACCCTGAAACCTGAACGGCATCGGGAACAAGATGCTCAAGAAGGTCGCCTTCAGGATTCAACTGGCACCAAATCACGAAAGGCTTTCCGGTCCCAGACACCAAAGAGGCAGCCATCTCGCAACGTTCCTGCACGGTTCGGCGCCGTTCTTCGCGCTCCTCTTGCATGTTGGTTGCTGCCAGCGGAAAGAGCATACCATCGGGGAGCGTGCGCGTTTCTATAATATGCTCGCGCTCAATGAGTCGCGGCAATACAAAGCGAGCATCGGAGTATGGACCAACATCAGAAGGGCGGCGTGCTGCTCGTGCCCATGAGCAAACCCAACGCCAGAACGGTTCCTCGGCGTGTCCCTTGAATCGCCATCCTGCGCTAACTGGACCGCCTTGGTTTGGCGCGCGTCGAATCATCATGCGTGTGTCGCTGGTGTTTTGGTCGTTCTTGAAGAAGCGATTGAGCATGTCAATCTGACCCATCACGCCCAAGGCTTCGGAGGATGTTCCAAGTTCGACGTAGTCGTTGGGGGCGGCTGTTGCCGTGGCCAGCAGGCGGAAAGGTAGCGTGCGCAGAAACTCCGTAACCTGTGCGCGCCGCTTGCCGTTCATGGCCTTGATGAATGATGACTCATCGCACACCGCGCCGGCGAAGTCGTTCGGATTGAAGCGGTGGAGTTTCTCGTAGTTGGTGACGTTGATTCCAGAGACAAGCTGCCCATCATTTGAACGGTGCGCTTCGATGCCGAACTTCTCAGACTCTCGAATGGTTTGCTTGGCCACGCCTAGCGGAGTGATGTACAGAACTTTCTTATTTGTGTGGCGGACCACGTTGTCGGCCCAGGCCAATTCCATCGGAGTCTTGCCAAGTCCGCAATCGAAGAAGATAGACGAGCGCCCTCTCCGCAGGGACCTCTCAACCGTATCGCCTTGGAAGTCGAACAGCATATCGGGAATAGAGATAGCCTTGAATCCAGCATCTCCACCGTATTGTGCCTTTGCCTCCAGAAACTCTTCATAGTTCATGATCTTTCCTTTCGATGTGTGGTTTACTTCCGTGCTGATGTTCAAACTGGTGGCATCTCCAACAACTCCAGCGATGCTTCTGGCCCGTCTCTTCTGACTCGAACCATCCGAACCGTTGCT